GGTAGGCGTGACTGTAAGTAATAATATATATATACTTATTTGTTATGGTTATTGTAGTTATGTTTATTATATATATATTAATATAACTATATTTATCATTACTCGTTCTCATCATGTTATGTCAACCATACAGGGGGGTAGTTGTGCTGTCTCTACATACTGCGATTCCGTCAAATGCATGTAGCGATACTGCGAAATGTACTGTCCCTAGGGTTTGTTGCTTATACTTGTGCTTATGGCTGTGCTTGCGATCACTGTACTAAACCCTGTTGTGCTACCTCAATGCTGTAGTGCGTGTTACCCTTGCCTGTACTGCACACAGGTCATCGACAGTAGCTCGGTATTGTAGGCCGTGAGCTTGTACTTCTCACTTCTCCGTATGATGATGCATAGTAAGCCGTGAGTCTGAGAAAGCATGTACTACACCCTGCTGGTTATGCCTGAATATATTATGCCGGAAGAGGGGGTGGGGGGGCACAAATTAGCCCCGACCGAAGGGAGGGGACTACCCATCCCTCTATTCAGGGGAGGAAATTGGAATTGTTATAAATAATAACACTTTACAAAAGGAATTTTTTAGATATATATTTAAATCAGGAACTTTAGGAGGATAAACATATGGGTGATTCACCAAGTACAAAGGCAGAGGGTAGGACTCGTAATGCAAAGACGAGGGCATATGAGAAGAGCAAGACGAGTTATCGTTCAGAGTTGAACAAGAAGAACAGGGAAGATGGGACATATGGAAATGGAGATGGGAAGGACAAGGCACATCCTGGTATGAAGGATCAGGATGAGGGGAAGAATCGTAGAGAGGGTCAAGCGAAGGGATCGAGGAATCGCAAGAAGAAGAAGACAATATTGAGCAGGAGAGATGACTGATTTAACTCACATACGATCTCAGAAGAAGAAGGATTTCATAGAGCATTTTGTAGAGAATGGGAATGCATTGGAGGCATGTCGATATGCAGGGTACACGAATGATGATCACAAGAAGTTACGGAATTTAGCAAACACGTTGAAGAGTCAGTTGAAGAGTGAGATAGAGCAACTGAGCAGGGAGAGGTTGAAGCATATAGCCCCGAAGGCGTTGCATACGATGGAGCATTTATTAACGAGTGCAGATACAGATGCAGTAAGGTTTCAGGCATCGAAGGATTTATTAGACAGGGCAGGATACAGACCAGAGGAGACACAGATTGAAGTTAAGAGAACGATTGAAGAGATGGAGAGTCAGCTTATTTCTTTGGTGGGAAATGAGGGGGCAAAGATTCTTCTCCAGAAAGTTGTGGTACGAAGAAGTGTACCAACCCTTGAAGAACCGACTGTTATCAACTAGAGACAGGTAACATGGCAGAGAGACTGAGTGATGCAGAGATTAGGAAATTAATAAAGCACCAGACTTTAGCCCGTAAAAAAAGGAAGGCAACGACTTTAACCAAAGTCCGATCTGGTGTTGAGATATCTGTAGATACATCTTCCAAAGCGACACCATCCAAGTTATCTGATCTTTACCTTTCCTTTCCTGAGACAGATGTAAATTTTGGTAAAGGATCTAATGCAATTCTTTCCAACTTTGCAGATCTTAGACCAGATAAAAGAATCAAAGTTATATCAGGAGGACAGAGAGGTGCAGATAAAATTGGTTTAGAAGTAGCAAAAGAACTTGGTTTTGAAACAGGAGGTACTGCTCCAGCAAAGTTTTCGGTTTCTGGAGGAAAAGACCCATCGTTAAAGGATTTTGGATTAAAAGAAATAACTGAAAAACAAACAAAGGCTTATCAAGGAAGTGAAAGCTTTTATGGACCAAGGACAGAGAGAAATGTTCTGGATTCCGATGCAACACTAATATTCACAGTAGAAGGAAAACAGGATTCTCCTGGTTCCAAATTAACAAGGAATCTGGCAATCAAACATGGGAAACCCTTTTTACAGAACCCGACTTCAGAGCAAATATCCAGATTAGTCAGCAGACGTAATATCCAGACAATCAACATTGCGGGTAACAGGGAGTTTAAAGATAAAAATATTATTAAATCAGCATTATCTTCTGTTAAAGGTAAAGGATTGGTATTTGGCAGAGGTGGTACAATCAAAAGATTCAGAACCGCAGAGGGAGCATACCAGGCATTCAAATCAGGAAAGTATGTTTCAGGATTCGAAAACCTCTCTGGATTTGATGCAAAGAAAAAGGGACGGACTATCCCTGTTGATAAAAAAATATCCGAATCGTTGATGCGTGATATTGTTGCAGAACGATTTGATCAGGACACACCCTTCCGTGAAGCACTTCTCAAGACAGGTAAGATAAAACACTCCGTAGGAGATAAGTTCTGGTCGGAAGCATTCCCTAGAATCCTTGAAGATGTCAGAGACTTTGACATGAAGAGGAGTAGTACAGGAGAAATGAAACGTGTTCCTAGAAAACTCAGAGTTCCTTCCAAAGGTCCAATTCTTAAAGATATCACCAAACAATTTACAGCATTGGTTGAGAGTACTGTAAAACAACATAAAGATTTGACACAATTACCTGTTAAAGAGAAACCGATTAAAAGAACACAGAATTTAGAAGGAGGACCAAAAGGATTTGTTTCACAAAACAGGAAGGGATTCATCACACCAGATGTCAAGATACAGGGATGGTTGACTGATATGTTGAAACAGGTTGATGATGTCAATAAGTCAGGAGGTGGTGATCTCAAATTCTTTGGTCATTCTCTACCAGCAAATGTTTGGGGAGATATAGTTAAAACATCCTTGTCTGGAACAATGCAACATCTGGATATTGGAAAAGGAAAAGGAGCATACAAGTTTTCCCTTATTGATCCCGATGTTAAAACATGGGTTGAAGCAAATAGAGGAGTAGAAGAAGCAATACTGAGACAAGAAGGAAAATCAATTACAAGACCAATTGATGCAGATAAGACAGTTAATCAAGGAGAATTTGTAGTTAAGCAACAAATCAAAGGTCTTTCTGCGGATAAGACCAGACCGAACCTAGAACCTGTATCAGCATCTCAGGCTCGTACTAAAAGTGGAACCTTTGGTTCTAAGCCGATGGATACAGAAACCAAAGGAGTCAAAGTACAATCTACTGCAAGTGCTGTCTTCAATGTGGAAGAAGCAGAAGATTTCAAATGGTCGAATGAAGGAACAAAGGTTGTTGATGAACTAGATGTTGTTAAATATTCTGAAAATCCAATTATCGATCACATAGTGGATCTGAAGAAAAGTTCTCCAGAGACTTCTCTTGAAGAAAGGTATATCCAAACAATCTTCACAGGAGGAAGTGAGAAAAAGAAATCAGAAGTCATTCAGAAGGGTAAAAAAATTACAACAGAATTAGCTCCTTTGGATGATGCAAAAGAGTCTTTCCGAGCAACAGAAAAAGATCGCTTAAAGAAATTCAGTGACGTTGTCAATAAACCAAAAACTTACCAGCCAACCTTCTTAACCTTAACTGGTGAAGTTACTACAACAGATTTGAAGATTCCGACAGAAGATCGTTATGAGAAGAAATATTTAAGAAAAGTTACTGCATTTGAAGAAGATCCCTTGGTAAGACAGGAGATATCATCTACTTCTAAAGAGAGAGCCATTGTTGCAAAGAAACAAGCAGAGATTCTGAAGAAAGAAGGTTTAACTCCTAAACCTCTTCCAGAATCTTCGAAACCTTCTGTTGTCAAGACGGATACTATTTTAACAGCATCGAATCCTGCGAATGTACCAATACCTGAATCTGAACAAACTGTACGGAAACGACCCGTTGCTACAGCATATGATAGCAGATCAGGAAAATTTGAGTATGATCCGAAATCTGTTCATGAGTTATCAGGTGAGAAATTTAAAGAAGTTAAAAAGGGTACAGAGTTCGTTCCATTGGAAAGACACATGGAAATTGATAAAACTTTAGGTGTAACAAGTGGAGAATTTCCTTTTGTCGTAAGTGATAAAAAAGAACCAACACCAGTACCTCTCAAAGAGGGAGAAGAGATAATAGCAAGTGGTACTCAGGTCAAGTCTGGTGTAAAACAACCAGCATCTGTAACTGCTACTACTACAGATGTTAAGAAATGGGCTAAAGGTAAAAAACTACGTCAAGCCCAAATGAATTGGGCTATGAAAGCTTTGATTGGAGTGACAGCAGTTCCTGTAATTGATTTTGCACTTGCACCATTAGATATTGCTATTGCTCATGAAACTCAGATAAAACCAACTCAAAAGGAATTCAATGTTGGTAAGACAGGTTTTAAGAAGGCTTCTGGATTTATGATGCCAAGAAGTAGAGATTATGAGAAGTCGATGAGGGAAGGAATCAAGAAGAGTGAAACAACTGCTCTAACAGATTTCAAGAATTGGGGTAAAGATGTTTGGGCATGGATTGATAAGCCTCCAAAGCAACCACGTTCCCATCGGATTAGATGAACGAAGGACTTCTTTCCAAAGCTCTGGATCTCGCTGAAGCAATTCAGGAGAAAAAGGAATCCAACAAGCTGGTTTGTTATGAACCTTATCCTTATCAGCATAGATTCCACACTGCTAGGGACAATAATGGGAGACTTGCAAGACAACGCCTATTAATGGCGGCAAATAAAACGGGTAAGACTTTTTGTGGTGCTTCAGAGATGGTAATTCATTGTACTGGTGAATATCCTGATTGGTGGCAAGGTCCAAGATTCCATAAACCCATTAAGGCATGGGCATGTGGTAATACTGCACAGAATGTCAGAGATATTGTCCAAGCAGAGCTTTTAGGGGAACCAGGAGATCCTGATGACTATGGAAAAGGTGCAGTTCCTAAAGATGCCATAGTTAAAACAGAAAGATCGCCAGGAATCCCCAATGCTATCAGTACCTTACTGCTCAAGCACAAATCTGGTCAGAATTCCAAGATATTTTTCAAATCTTACGAACAGGGGAAAATGGCATTTATGGGTAAAGCCATTGATGTCGTTTGGATGGATGAGGAACCTCCAATGGATGTTTACTCCCAAGCTCTTCGTGCATCATTGAAAGGAGGTGGCCTTACCTACATGACATTCACACCTGAAAGTGGAATGACAAAAGTAGTAGCCCAATTCATCAATAACATTCAACCAAACCAAGCACTTTACAATGCAACATGGGATGATGCACCACATTTAGATGAAGATGTTAAACGTGAAATATTAAATGCCCTTCCCTCTCATGAACGTGATATGCGTTCCAAGGGAATACCAGTTTTAGGTTCAGGTTTAGTTTTTCCTGTTGACGAAGATCAAATAAAAAGAGAACCTTTCAAAATACCAGAACATTGGCCCAGAATATGTGCCATCGATTTCGGATGGGATCATCCGACTGCTTGTGTCTGGATTGCATGGGACCGTGAAGTTGATATTGCATATGTCTATGATGTGTATCGTAAATCAGCAGAGACTCCAGAAATACATTCTTCTGCCATTAAACGTAGAGGAAACTGGGTTCCTGTCATCTGGCCTCATGATGGAAACCAACATGACAAAGGATCTGGTAAGTCGTTAGCAGAAATATACAGAAGAAATGACCTTGCCATGCACCCTGTCCATTTTGAGAATCCAGAAGGAGGGCAAGCCGTTGAACCCGGACTCATGGAAATGTTACAAAGATTTCAGACACAACGATTACTGGTCTTCAATCATCTTGGAGAATGGTTTGAAGAATTCAGGATGTATCATCGTAAGGATGGTAAGATTGTGAAAGAACGAGATGATCTTATGTCTGCAACACGTTATGCAATTCAAAGTCTCCGTTATTCCAAAGCACAATTGATTCAGAAGAAATTCGATTATGCCATTGGAAGTGAAGACAAGGATTATCCTTATTTTGGAGTAGAAGCATGGCATATCTAACAGGAGGTGGAAGGACTAGATCATTACATGCTCAACTACAATCTCTACGTGGTAAAAGGTCTGGTGTAAGACAACGTGTAGAAGCACATAAAGCTTCTTTAAGAGGTTATGAGGCACATATTAAAAATCTAAATACACAAATTGGCTTGAAAGAAACAGAAGGAAAAGGTCTTGAGACATCTCTAAAAGAAACTGAATCAAAATATTGGAGTGGAGAATCAGGCCAGAATATCATGAAACTAAATAAAGCGTATCTTGGAATAAAAGAAACTGATTACAACGACCCAGAGAATGAGAAAAGCGGATTGAAGATACAGGGATTGCATGATTTAACAAGTGGGTTTAATGATGCTACCAAAGATGCTATTGGTGCCAGAATGAACAAAAAACTTGAAGTAAATTGGTGGCAAACGGAATATGATCGTGTGAATAAACCTGGTTATACAAATATCCGTAAAGAAAAAAGAACAAGGAATGTATGGGAAAATGTAAATAAGAGAGGTGGAAATTGGTTAACAGGATTTTTTTCCTATTTAGAACGACAATTAAAGGGTACTCAAGAATATGAGGTTGATGTTGATGATGCTCCAGCAGAAAGATTCTATTATAAAAAGGGATTGAAAACTGAAACTGATGCTTATAATAAAATGCTAAATACAAAGGTTGAACAATTCGGTAAAACACAAAAACAAATTGAATCTGATCTTGCATTGTATAAGGTATCATTTACATCGGAAGATACTAAAAAACTCACTGATCTCCGCACGACTACTGGTAAGAAGTTGGATATTCTAGG